TATAAATTTCAATGCAATTACAACTATAGATCTAAACAATCAATTTATTGTTAATGCACAAGCTGAATTAATTAAAAATTCAGAGTCTGAAATTACAGTTACAACTAGTTTTAATGCAATACCAACTTATCTACGCCGCAATGAAAGCATACAGACTGCAACTGCAACATTAACTGCTCAAGGCCGTCGTGTGGCGTTTGTTACTGCCAACATGTCAACTACTGCGGTTATGAGCGCAACAGTAACTAGAGTTAGAGATGTAGTCAGCAACAATTCAGTTATTGCTACAGCCAGCATTAGTGGTGGTAGAGTTAGACTAGGCGTTATTACACCAATTGTAACTAGTGAATTCTTTGCCACAGTCTACAGTCTAGTTCGTGTAACAGCTAACCTAAGTGTACAGGCATTTGAACTAAGTGCTTTCAACATCATACATTTAGATCCTCTCAATGGACTGATCATTGAACCAGAGACTAGATACTTGAAGATCAACGATGAAACTCGCATATTAACCATAAACAGCGAGACTCGTGTAAATAAAATTAAAGGATATCCAATATTATGACAACCGCAACAACAGGATACAATCAAGACACCCTAGGCAGTTGGATCAGCAAAGATGCCAGCGCTCGTTTGGTCTATTACATGGACTGGAGTGAATGGTTACCTACAGGTGACACACTGGCCACAGTCAGTTATACTCTACAGGTTCGTGCCAATGATCCAACACCCCTAGTGCGACAAAGCCAAGGTGTGCAGAGCAATACCATCAGTTATGTAGAAATATCAGGTGGTGGTGTAGGCAAGGTCTACACAGTCACAGCTGCCATAACCACAGCAGATGGTCTAATTGATCGCCGTAGTTTCCGCATCAAAGTTGAGAATCGTTCAGCCTAATGCCTCTAAGTCTTGCACAAAAAACCATAGCTGAAAGCCCAGCTCGTTTTAAGGTAGCCATTTGTGGACGCCGTTTTGGCAAAACACACTTGGCTATTCGTGAACTATGCCGTGCTGCCAGTGTGCCCAATAGTGAAGCTTGGTTTGTGGCACCCACCTATCGCCAGGCCAAACAGATTGTGTGGCGCAAACTCAAACATCGCCTACAGGATCTGCGTTGGGTTCGCAAGATCAATGAAAGTGAATTGACCATTTATCTCAAAAACAATTCAGTGATCAGTCTCAAAGGTGCTGACAACGCAGACAGTCTGCGTGGTGTTGGCCTAGATTTTCTAGTAATGGATGAGTTTGCTGACATAGATCCAGAAGCTTGGTATGAAGTCTTGCGCCCAACACTGGCAGACCGTCAAGGTTCAGCCATGTTTATTGGTACACCCAAGGGCGTGGCCAATTGGGCTCATGATCTATATCAGCAGTATTCACTCAGCACCAGTTGGGCCAGCTTTACCTATACCACAATTGAAGGTGGACAAGTACCTGAAGAAGAAATTGCAGCCGCTAAAGCAGATTTAGATGAACGCACCTTCCGTCAAGAGTTTATGGCCACATTTGAAACCTATGCTGGTCGCATCTATTACAATTTCATCAGAGACAAGAATGTAGTGCCAGGTGAAGTTACTGAGCAAGATCTAGCAGTGCTCTACACAGGTTGGGACTTTAACATTGATCCTATGAGTGTAACTATTGCTATAAGACGAGGAGATACACTGTATGCCATTGACGAAATCCGTATGTTTTCTTCTAACACCCAAGAAGCGGTGGACGAAATTAAACAAAGATATCCAAAGAGCAAAATCTGGGCATTCCCAGATCCAGCCAGTCGCCAAAGAAAAACATCAGCAGGCGGCTCTACTGACCTTACCATCTTGCAAAACGCAGGATTCATAGTCAAGTGTCCTATGAGTCACACACCCATACGGGATAGAATAAATGCAGTCAACAGTCGTCTCTGTGGCAGCACTGGTATTAGACACCTATTTTTTAGTCCTAAATGTAAATATACAATAGAAGGTTTAGAGCGTCATACATATAAAGAAGGTACCACACAGCCTGATAAAGATTCAGGCTATGATCACATGATGGATGCCTTGGGTTATATGATAGACTATCTATTCCCAGTCAAGCGTGAAAGAGAAGAAAACAAACATGCTCCTCGCCGCTGGACTCATCAGATTTCAGCCTAACTGAGGAAAAAAAATGAATCAAACGCTATTAGAACAATATGTAGAAGTAATGAGCACTAATCTGCTCTATCAACGAAATCAAGACCATTGGGAATACTTATTAAACTCATACATGGGCGGAGTTGAGTACCAGCGTGGTGGATATTTGACACGCTATGTTAACGAAACAGAAAGTGAATATTCTGCTAGAATCAACAGCACTCATTTGGAAAATCACTGCAAATCAGTGATCTCAACTTATATTTCATTCTTGTTCCGTGAAACTCCAGAACGAGACTTTTCTAAGAACAGCGAATCCTTTGAGTTAGAAATGTTCCTTAGAGATGCAGACATGGATGGCCGTTCATTTGATGCGTTCATGAAAGAAGTGGCAGTATGGAGTTCAGTGTTTGGTCATTGCTGGGTATTGGTAGTCAAGCCTAGTGTAGGTGCTGTAACACGCAGTGATGAATCATTGTTAAATGTTAGACCCTATGTAAATTTAGTAACACCACTTACTGTTACAGATTGGCATTGGAATCGCAAGCCCAATGGTCAATTTGAACTGACATATTTCAAATACATTGAAGAAAGCAATGACACATTTGCCACAGTGAGAGAATGGACCAAAGAAACAATCACAACCTACATAGTGAACAATCGCAGTCGTGCAGTACAAGAAGAAACTATTGAACCCAATGGACTAGGTAAGATACCTGCGGTGTTGGCCTACAATCATCGTAGCCCTGTAAGAGGTATTGGTGTCAGTGATATCAGTGACATTGCAGCCGCACAGAAATTTATCTATAATCTCAACTCAGAAGTAGAACAGTCAGTGAGAGTCAATGGTCATCCAGCATTGGTTAAAACACCAGGCACAGAAGCATCAGCAGGTGCAGGTGCAATCATACAGATGGAAGACAATCTAGATCCAGGACTCAAACCATATATGCTGGCAGTGAGCACAGACATAGGCAGTATCTTTACAGCCATTAATCACGCCACAGAAGCCATTGACAAGATGGCCAACACAGGTTCAATAAGAAGCACTGAATCAAGAAGAATGAGTGGTGTAGCACAGGAGCAGGAGTTCCAATTACTCAATGCCAAACTGAGTGAAAAAGCAGATAATCTAGAACTTACAGAAGAGCAGATATGGCAGTTTTGGTTTGAATATCAGGGTCAACAATGGATGGGTGAAATAGACTATCCAGGATCATTCTCAATCCGTGACCAACAGGCAGATGTAGAAAAACTCAACAAGATCAAAAGTGCTGCCACTGATCCTAGAGTGTTAACCTTGATAGATCATGAATTGGTAGAACTTCTAGATGAAGATCCTCTATTGGTATTAGCTACTACAGAATATTTGCCAGCGGCTCAACTGCCAGCACAAGAACCATTTGATCCACATGTTATGATTGATCTAGAAACGGGTGATGAATACATTGCTCGCACTGAAGCAGAACATGTAGCCTATGCGGCTAAAGGTTATGTTCACAAACATGAATAAGGAGCATACATGCCCATACATAGAGCAACTGGTCCGCGTGGAGGAAAAGGTTGGCAGTACGGTACTACAGGTAAGGTATATCCAACCAGACCACAAGCGGTTAGACAAGCACAGGCAATTAAAGCAAGCCAATCTAGAGCAAAGAAAGCAAAGAAGTGAAATTAAAATACAAAGAAGTATCAACATACCGCCAGGCACAACTGATCAAACAAAATAATCTATGTGCTCTGTGCAGAGAAATTATTATTGATGATGCAGTTCTAGATCACGATCACAAAACAGGATTACTGAGGCAAGTACTACACAGGGGTTGCAATAGTTTATTAGGCAAAATAGAAAATTCAATGCCGCGCAGTCGCATAGACATTATCAGACTAGAGAGCATAGCTCGCAATCTTATTAGTTATTTGACAGTAGCACACACAGACATTACTCATCCAACACATCTAACACTAGAGGAGCGTAAAATGAAGAAAACTATGGGAAGAGGCCGTGGACGAGGCAAAAAGCCACCAAAGCGTTGATTGGTTAGCGTACTTCAAGAGTATTCAACGCGAATGCCCTTGGAGTTACGCTGCCTATGTCAAGGGATTGATAGACATTGTGCCATGGCATGATCATAAAGTTATTCCTCTATTAGATCAGTATCAAGCCCGTATGTGGTTAGTTGATTACCCTAACACCATAATTGAAGCCATGGCTGAGGAACTGGATTCTTTAGATTTACAGCATGAATGGTTGTATTCATATCCTGGCTACGGAGATTATGCAACACCAGTGCCTGTGTTGATACAGCAGGATCGCAAAACCTTAAATGATCTTAGATCAAAACTTCAAGATTAAATTAACCCTAGTTAGGCTGGAATAACTACATTTACCAGCATTTTAGGTTAAATGCTATAAATAACTTTATAAAACTCTTTAAAGAGGCGAGGATACAATGACCGATCAAAACATTGGCAATATAGAGGCAACTGCTGCCTCTGAAACAGAACAGCAGGCACAGGCAGCAAAGACATTTACGCAAGAAGAAGTCAACGCTATATTGGCAAGAAATAAATCTCAACTAGAGAAAAAATTCGCCAGTAAGTATGAAGACTTAGGTGATCCTGATGAGCTTAGAACCATTAAAAGTGAGTTTGAAAAGCGTCAACAGGAACAACAAATCAAGCGTGGGGAGTTTGAAAAGACTCTACAGGAAATGGCTGCTAAAAAGGATGCTGAAATCCAGAAAAGAGATTCAGTGATCAAGGAGTACAAGGTCAACACCCCCTTGCTCAGTGCCGCTGCCCAATATCGTGCAGTCAACGCTGAACAGGTCAAGGCACTGTTGAGTAACCAAGTACGCCTTAATGCAGATGGTGAAGTAGAAGTAGTTGCTACTGATGGCTCAGTTAGATACAGAGACTCAGGACAACCATTAGGAGTTGAAGATCTAGTGCGAGAATTCTTAGATTCGAATCCGCACTTTGTAAATGCAACGCCTGCTACCACCAATGCTAGATCAGCAATTTCTAATCAGGCTCCCAGCAAAGTAGACATTACGAAGTTGGATATGAAAAATCCAGAAGATCGTGAAATATATCGTCAATACCGTAAAGAAAACGGTATTGTCTAATTAACTAAAGGAGTCTTAAATGACAATTACAAATACAACTACCCTAAACGACCTGTTACCTAGTATAGTAGCAGAAGCCCTATTCGTTGCATCAGAAAAATCCATCATGCGTGGATTGGTGCGTAATTATACTCTAAACCCAGGCAATGGTAAGACTGTTACAGTGCCTATCTATCCTAAGCAGACAGCCGCTGGCCTAACTGAAGGTACTGCACCTGGTTTCACAGCTATCTCTACAGATGGTGCTGTTTTAACAGTATCAGAAGTTGGTATCGCTGCTCAGATCAGTGATTTGGCCATTATGGCATCAGCAAGCAATGTTGTTGCAGACATTGGTCGCTTGTTTGGTGAAGCAATCGCTCGCAAGATGGACACAGACCTATTAAGCAATGTGGCTAACTTGAACGCAGGTGTTGGTGGTGCTACAACCACAGCAACTCCAGCATTGTTGTTCCAAGCAATTGCTAAACTTCGTGCTCAAGGCTATGACACAGCCAATGACTGCGCTATCGTTCTACACCCAAATGTAGCCTATGATATCGCATCTACATTGACCAGCACTTTTGCTGCCCCAGCAAGCCAAATTGGTAATGACGCATTACGCAATGGCTTCATGGGTACCTTAGGTGGTGTTCCTGTGTATCAGTCAAGCCTAGTTAATGTTGCCGCTGGTGCCGCTGGTGACTACAACTGCGTGGTCATGCACAAAGATGCATTTGGTCTAGCCATGATGCAAGACATCCGTATTGAATCACAGCGTGAAGCTACCAAGCGTGGCTTTGACATTGTTGGTTCAGCAATCTACGGTCATGGTATTCTTTACAATGCCGCTGGTGTTTATGCACAGTTTGACTCTAGCATTGAGTAATCTAACTTAATCTAGTTGAATTGAAAAAGGGACTGTCAAAAGCAGTCCTTTTTTCTTGGCTATTTTAGACCCGTTTTTTTAGGCGCTAACTAAATACTATATCATTAGAAGGACTAATGATTTTTTTGAATGAAGGACATTCGCTATGGCATACGCAACACTTGATGACCTATTGATGGTCGAATCTACAGTAACTGACTATGGGGTCATAGATTTTGATGCGGAGCTAGCTCGTAGCGAAACAGAGATCAACAGAATTCTACAAGTTCGTTGGTTCCAGAGTTACAAAAAAAGCAAAGGCACACCAAACTTAGTCTTTGATCCAGCATTGCTCACTGCCACGCAGTGGACACAGGCCACTGTATACCACGCACTGGCATTTCATATTTGCCCCAAACTATCAAAGTTTGAAACACAGGGCAATGAAGACAGATTCCAAATAATGATGAATTATTACACAGGTCGTTTTGAACACGAAATGGATCTATGTCTACGCCTGGGTGTTGAATATGATCTTGATGACAATAACACTGTTACTTCAGCTGAAAAAGCCAGTATCACTTCATTGAGATTAACCAGATGAGCATTAGAGAAACTACTGCTCAAAACATCATTCAAGCACTTGAAGATATTCAAGAGCCACGACCCGTGTTGGTCACACGCGATCCATTTGATGTTGAAAAACTAGCCATTACACAATTTCCTGCACTGTCAGTACAACAGACCACTGAAAGCAGAGAAACAATTACCATGGGCATACCTGGCGCAGGTCGTCGCCGTGGTGTTATGACATTTGAAATCCGTGGCTTTGTTCGCGGCACAGAACTAGATCAAAAGCGCAATCTATTGATGGAAGCCGTAGAAGATGCCCTAGACAGTGATCGCTATTTGGGTCAATTGGCACAGGGTGTACTAGACTGTCAAATAGTCACAATTGAAATTATACCAAGACTGCAACCACTGGCAGAGTTTGTCATGACTGTTGAAGTCACCTACAACTATATTAGAGGTCAGCAATGATAACTGTAACCAAACAAGATCTCAGTCGTGAGATCCCTAGTGGTCAACTAGAACAATATTTGTCAGCTGGTTGGGTAGAATTATCTGCCAAACCTAGCAAAAAGAAAAAGTCTGAAAAGACAGCGGAAAGTGTGCCAGAAGCCGCGCAAGAAAATCTGGACAATGCTAATCAAGGAGAATAAAGATGGCAACATTAACAGGAAATAATGGCGTTGTTAAGATTGATAACGCGAGCGGAACACCTACAGCAGTAGCCGCAGTTCGTAATTTTTCAGTAGAGATCACAGCTGATACTATTGAAACTACGGCAATGGGACAAGAGACACGCAGTTATGTCAAGGGACTAAGCTCATTTAGTGGGTCAGCAGATATCTATTTTGATCCTGCTAACCTAACAGGTGGCGCTAATGTAATCGCTGCTCTAATCCCTACAGGTGGAGCAGTTGGTGATGCACCACTTACCGTTGAATTATATACCAACAACACAGCTGGTAAATTTAGTGGCGAAGTAATTGTTACTGGTTATACAGTTAACAGTTCAATGGACGGCATGGTAGAGGCTTCAATCTCTTTCCAAGGTTCAGGCGCCGCAACATTCACAGCCTAAGGAGAATAGAACATGGCAACATTATCAGGTAATGATGGATCAGTGGTAGTTGGATCTACCACTGTGGCAGCAGTTCGTAACTTTTCAGTAGAAATGACTGCTGATACTATTGAAACCACAGTTATGGGACAAGAGACACGCAGTTATGTCAAAGGACTAAGTTCATTCAGTGGATCAGCAGATATCTACTTTGATCCTAGTGAATTTGACGGTGCTGAATCAACATTCAATCCCACAACTGGCGCAGTAGGTGATGCACCTATCGCTGTGAAATTTTATGTAAAACAAGATGCTACCAATGACCAAGTGTTTACAGGTAATGTAATTGTAACTGGTTACACTGTCAACAGTTCAATGGATGGTATGGTTGAGGCCAGTATCAGCTTCCAAGGCAGTGCTGGAGCAACATTCTCAGCATCAGGTAATGTCTAATGCAAATATCAGTAACCTTTGATCGTAGAAGTCTTGAAAAGGATCTAGGCAAGTTTGTAGCCAAACTAGCCCAAGATACCTTTGACTCTGCTCGTAAGGTTACTCCTATTCGCACAGGCAATGCTCGCAGTAAATGGACAAAATCTGTGGGCAGAGATAATTTCGTTGTCCAAAACAAGGTTCCTTATATTGAAAGACTAGAGGCTGGAGCGAGCCGTCAGGCGCCTACAGGCATCATAGGACCAACTCTAACACAAATAAAAGGAAAATACAAATGAGTAAGATTTTAGAAAAAGCAACAGCACATTTCCGTAATCAGATTTCAGGAGAAATGAAATCAATCACAGTGCCAGAATGGGAAAGTAAAATTTGGTTTAAGACAGTGACTAATCTCAAAGAAGAAGGTAAGATTCTTGAATTGAGTCAACAGGGAAAAACTGTTGAAGCATTAGTTGAAAGTCTAATTGTTCGTGCTCGTCATGAAGATGGATCAAAGATGTTTACTATGCCTGATCGCGTGACCTTGATGAATGAAGTAGATCCTAGGACTTTAATTCGTATTGTCAGTGAAATGAATGGCGTAGATGACGCAGTTGATCTTAGTCAGGACGCAGTAGAAAAAAACTAAAAGGAGATCCAGATCTCCTATTTGCCTATAGGTTAGCCAAAGATCTGGGTCGTACCGTTAGTGAAATACTAGAAATGTCAGTGGCAGAGTTTGCAGGATGGGCAGCTTTTTATAAAATAGAAGCAGAAGAAACAAAAAAGGCTATGGATAAGGCCAAAAGGAGCAAATAGTGGCAGCAGATGCACAAATTAAGATAACCGCTGATACCAGTCAAGCAGAGCGGGCTCTAGGTAGTTTAAACAATAGCCTCAAAGCTCTTGCTGGTGTTGTTATAGGCACGGGTCTATTCCGCTTTGTTGACGATCTGCAAAACATGCAGAATAAACTACGAATTGCTGCTCGCAGTAATGATGAGTTTAACAAAAGCATGTCTTTTGTCAAGGCCATTGCGGACTCAACTGGTCAAAGTCTTACTGCTATTGGTGACCTTTATTCAAGGGTTGCTAGTAACGCAGACAAGTTAGGTTATAATACTGATCAAGTAGCCACTGTTACCAATGCATTTGCTACTGCTCTAAAGGCTTCAGCTGCCAGTGCTCAAGGTAGTAGTGCGGCACTGTACCAATTTGGTCAAATTCTAAACAAGGGCAAGGTCAATGGTGATGAATTTACCACCATGACTGAAAACCTAAGCGGACCTGTCATGGGTCTCTTGGCCAAGAACATGGGCTTGACCACTGCGGAATTAATCAAGTACAAAGAAAAAGGTCTAATATCAGCCAAAGACTTTACAGATGCTCTAATCCGTAGTACTGATGAATTGAATAGTATGCAGGGCAGGACTTTGCCAACACTAGGACAAAGTCTACAGCGTATTACCAATGCCATGGGTGATTTTGTGGTCAAAGTTGATCGCGCTACTGGTATTACTGATATGTTGGCTCGTGGTATGACATGGCTCAGCAAGAATGTTGATACAGTACTACCTCTAATTGCTGCCTTTGTAGGTGCGTTTGCTGCCACAAGATTATTGGCAGCAGTGGCCGCACTGTATGAAATGGTCAAGGTCATTCGTGCTGTTGGTATTGCTGCCGCTGTTGCTGGTGCATTGGCATCAGGTGGTGTTACTGCTCTAACAGCCTTGGCAGGTGCCGCCGCAGCCTATGGTGCTAGTAAATTATTATTTGACAAGGTAGATGAAAGCATTCAGCAGATGAATGTGGATCTAAAAGAATCAGGTGTTGCAGCCAAACAAGGGCTTGGCGAAACTAATACACAATTATCAGGCATTGGTGAAAAACTCAAAACAATCTTAGATGATCTAGATCAACAGATTAGTCTTGGAGCAATGAGTGAAAGACAGTACAAAATTGAAAATGAAATACTAGGTCGTAATAAGGATCTACAGTACAGTCTAACTGAAAGCCAAAAAACTGAATTAAGAACTAGATTACAGAAATTAGAAATACTCAAAGCAGAGCGTGAATTTTTAACAATAATTGATGATCTTTACAATGGCGTGGCTGTTAGTTTACAACAAAATACTATTCAAAGTAGAGTTCAAGCTGAATACGAAAGACAAAAAACTCAATATGGTAAAGAATTTGCTGACAGTAAGAGAGAAGAATTAAAAATTGCTATTACTCAGAATGTTAAAGCTGAGCAATATGGACGAATTGTTAGAGAAACTACTGCTAGTTATAATGCCATAGTAGATTATCAAAATAATATTAACAATCTAAGTGTTAATGAATTAGAACTTAGACAACAAATTCTAAGAATTGAACAAGAAACAGGTATTACTGTAGCCAGCGGATTTAAAGATTTGATGGCAAGAACTCAGTCTTACAAACAACAATTAGAATATGTCAAACAAATTAAATCAGCAACTGAAGCGTTAAATGTACCATTAATAGGTAAAGGCGCTGGTGCCGCAGCCGCAGGGCAATTAGGCGGATTGGATCCAGTTAAGGCCGCAGCCACTGCCAATGAAACATTGTTCAATGGTTTAAAATATTTGCGCGATCAAGATTTAATTAGTGAACAGCAATATAATACTGCTCGTGTGTCAGCAACTATACAAGCCCAGCAGGCCATGTATGACGCTACTAAGAAGCGTTTTGAAAATGAAAAACTTTTACAGATACAACAGCGCACTGGCACACAGTTTGGTTTTGAAACACAAAAGCAAATGGCTCAACAGGCTGCTGATTTTGAAAAGAAGAGTTCACAAGAAAAATATGCATTTGCTTTAGACCAAGCGGCACAGATGTATTCAAGCCTAGGCACTTACAATCGTCAGGCATTTGAGGCGGCCAAAGCATTTAACATTGCCAATGCTATCATGAACACCTACATGGGTGCTACCAAGGCATTGGCTACATATCCGCCACCATTTAATTTTATTGCAGCCGCTGCCACTGTGGCTATGGGTCTAGCACAGGTGTCAGCAATCCGCAGTCAAAGTTACAGTGGTCGTGCTCTTGGTGGACCAGTTATGGGTGGCAACCCATACATTGTTGGTGAGAATGGTCCAGAACTGTTCACACCCAATACCACTGGTAGCATAACTAGAAATGACCAACTAGGCATGGGTGGTGTTACTAACATTAACTTTACCATACAGGCCAACGATGCACAAGGTTTTGATGATCTATTGGTACAACGCAGAGGCATGATCACACAAATGGTCAGCGATGCTATGGTTGAAAGAGGACAAAGGGCACTATAATGAGTGGAACATTACCAACATCACCAGCTTTTGAAGCTGTAAATTTTAAAATCAACACTCCCATGTTGACCAGTGAAACACTCAGCGGCATTCGTCGCAGAGTTGGCATGGGACACAGTTTTTACACATTCACTGCCAAATACGGCAATGTCACAGCCTATAACATTGGGCCTATCAATGCTTTCTTTGCCAGTCAATATGGCGCACTAGACAGCTTTCAAGTTGTTATTCCAGAGATCAGTTACAGCAAGAGCACTAATCCTCCTAGCACTGTACCACAGACATCAGCTAACCTAGCTCGTGGTGCTAATAGTATTGCATTGGCCAATTGTGGTAATACCAAAACAGTGTTGCTAGAAGGTGATTTCTTTTGTTTTATTCATCCAAGTACACCAACACAAAACTATACCAAGGTCTACATGTGTGTAGAAGATTGTGTCAGCAATAGTTCAGGTGCTGCCACACTGTATTTTAGTGCCAGTGCAGTTGAAGCAATACCCAGTGGTACTAATGTTAAGATCACAGAAGTACCATTTACTGTAATACAAGATGGTGATGTACAAGAATATTCAGTAAGCGCAGGTGGTGTTAGTACTTTACAGATTGATCTTAGAGAAGTTTGGGGAACAGCAGTCTAATGAAAACCTACGCAAATGATCTTCGTGACGAATTTCTTAGAGGTAAGAGCATTGCTGTTGACCTCGTTGAATTATATCTATTGAGTCAAGATGATGTCACTGCGGACACTGTGAGATTATGCACAGGTGGGTTTAACATTGACTACAACAGCAACACCTACACAGCGCAAGGTGATTTTATTGGCTTTAGCACTGTGAGCGAAGACTTTGATGTCAAGGTTGGCAAGTTTTCAATCTATCTAAGTGGTGTTGACAACACATTGGTCAACAAGTTTACTAGAACACATTATGAAGGACGCCGTGTGGTCATACGCAAGGCTTTCTTAGATTTCCAACCAATGACATTAAACATCATAGACCAACCAATGATAATCTTTGATGGTACTATCTACAATGTCAGCATAACTGAATCAGCAGTGACTTGCTCAATCACAGTTGAATGTTCAACACTATGGGCAGACTTTGAACGCACCAATGGGCGTAAGACCAACAATGGCAGCAATTGGTTGTTTCAAGGTGCTGTCACTGACACTGCTTTTGAAAAGTCAGGTTATGTAGGCAACACAGAATTTAAATGGGGCAAACTATGATAGTGCGTAAAATGCAACCCCAAGAGTTAGAAGCCACTGTAATTTGTTTCAACTATTACAGAGATGAAGCCATTGAGGTCATGCCCCGCATAGCGGAAGAATATAACGAAAACAGCATGGTCCAAACTATTCGTGGTTATGCCATCAAGAATGAATTTTGTTGGTTCAATGCCTATGAGGGGCAACGAGTAGTAGGCTTCATTGGCGGCTATGTTACTGATTGTCCTTGGAATCAAGAAATAATCACAGCCAACATTGGCTTTGTCTATCTACTGCCCACACATCGTGGCTTAGAAAACTTCAAACAGTTAATGAATGAATTTACTGCTTGGGCAAAAGTTTACAAAGCAACAGAAATCACAGCAGGCGATATAGGCATCAATGTAGAGCGTAGTCGTACACTCTACCAACATCTAGGATTCAAAGAAATCCTTCTTATGACTAAGGATCTAGACAATGAGTAAGGTTTTTAAAGCTGTTGGCAATGCTATTAGCGGAGTTGTCAAAGCTGTTGGCAACATTGTCAGTGGCGTAGTCAAAGCTATTGGCAAGGTTGTAACTGCTGTTGTAAACTTTGTAGCCAGTCCTTTTATGAGTTTATTTGGTGTGCCAGATGCACCAGGTGCTACTCAAGAAGCAGAAAGACAACAGGGTGTACTAGTACAACGCCAAGGCTCAAATGTCAACTTACCATTGATCTATGGCTATCGTCGTGCGGCTGGTATTGTGGTCTATGCAGAAACAGGTGCAGACAACAACAAATATCTTTGGGTAGCCTATGCTATGTGTGAAGGTGTTGTTGAAGGTCTACATCAATTGTTTATTGATGACAATCAATTGCCTAGTTCAATTGTAGGTCGCCTAAACGCAGGTGAAACTGTGGACATCACAGAAGGTCGCTTCAAAGACCGTGTGCGTTTACAATGGTATCCAGGTGCTTACTATCAAGGTTCACCACAAACAACAGGCATTGGTGCCAACAGTATATTAAAAGATAGTCCTAGTTGGAAGGCAACCAATTACTATAATGGTGTGGCTGTGCTGTTTGCTCGCTATGAGTGGAAAGCCATTACCACACAAGAAGAAGCTGATAATAATCCATTCTCAGTCAACATACCTACTGTCTATGCTGACATCTTGGGCAAGCGTGTGGCCAGTTTGACCATTGCTGATCCAAGTCAATATACTTGGGACACAGCACCTATACGCTACAGTACTAACCCAGCAGAATGTTTATTAGACTACCTGCGTAGACCTACTTATGGTAAAGGTTTAGTCAACGGTGACATTGACTGGGACAGTTTTAAAACAGCCGCAGCCAAATGCAACACCAGTGTTACCTATATAACAGGTGTTACAGGTCCTATATTGACTCTAAACTATGTGGTAGATACTAGCCAAACTATTTTCAACAATGTCAAAACCATGTTGACCAACTTTCGTGCCTATTTGCCTTATGTACAGGGCAAGTACAAACTTAAGATTGAAGATGCAGGTAACCCTAATGACATTACCAGTGGGGCAGCTACTGTGTATGGCACTACCTTTGACAAAGATTCAATTGTTGGTGACATAACCTACACAGGTATTGATCGCAGTAGCAAATACAACCAAGTTGTGGTAACCTATGTTGATCCAGACAACAAGTGGAGTAACCAACAGGTAGTTTACCCAGAAAACGAAGTTGATCGTCAAACTTATATTACACAAGATGGCGGTCGTGAATACAAAGGTGAATTTACCTTTGGTGGTATTACCAATTATGCCATTGCCAAAGACATGGCTAGATTGATTTGGTACAAGAGCCGTTTCCAAGATACCTGTAGTTTCAAAATGGACGGTCATGGCTTTGAACTAGAGCCAGGTGACAATATCTATATCAACAGCACAGTTCTGCAGTTTGGTAATGATCCTAATGCAGGTGCTATTCCTTGGCGTATTGTCAGTATCAAACTGAACAATGACTACACATTTGATGTAGGCTGTGTACGCAATCCTGATTTCATGTATCCCTATACTCGTGTAGGTGAAATTGATCTAGTGTTGCCGCCTTACATTCCCAAAGGTGCCAGTATTGAATTTCCAAGAACTGTGCGTGTGTCACTAGGACTAAAACCTCCAACTCGTGCCACAGCCACAGATGGATATGGTGGTAGTGGATCACATCCTGCACCCACAGATCCTACAGGAGCTGGAGGTGGTGGTAATGGCGGTAGTGGAAATGCCACAAGCCCAAATACTCCGCCAACTCCTCCACCAGTAATTGCACCCTTAACATCAGTTATTAGAATTGACAGTGCAACCTATACTGTAGAAAATGGTCAAATCTATGCAACTTTAGAATTTGCACAGCCAGATCACGCACAGTACAATGGTACTATGTTTTACTTCAAACGCAATATCTCAACAGATACCTATTGGCGCACTTATGATTCAGGGCAAAAGCCGGGAGCAAATCGTACAGTCAGCATCAAGATAGGACCTCTGTTGAGTGCGCCCTACAGTCTCAAAAGTCGTGTCTATTACACCACAGGCGAGTCTAGCACAGTAGTTGGTACCAGCACACTTAATGTAGTGGCTAATACCAATGAAAATCCTGTAGACT